TGTAGAGTCTATGAAACGACACCCCCGACATTCCGTCAAACAAAACTAAGATTCTCAAAATGGAGATTCGGGTTTGGGTTTAGGTACTGCAACGTAATGCGTTGCTTTGCTCTTGTCGTTTGGTGCTTTCAACTTCTGCACTCTAATTCGTACATCTCCGTACTTGTTTTTTTCAAGTTTGCCAGTTCTGATTGCTTGTTCAAACTTTTCTAAATTAATCGTTACATTAATGCCGTAGTCATCCGACCACGCATTGCCTAAAAATGTGATTTCTTCCATATATATTTAACCTTTATTGGGTTCGTCTAATTTTAAAGTTACGTTAAAAGTTTTGGCTTCTATGTTTTGGTCAACCGTTTCTTTTGGCTTACCATAAACCCTATCAAATAACAACTCTAATAAATGTATGCTGCCCTTCTCATAGTCCCTTGTTGCTTTTTTAGCAATCATAGAAACCCAGAAAGGCAACTCATCGTTCTTTGCAAGTTCTACTAACTCACTACGATTCTTTGAAAGTATGCCTTTAATTATCTCTTCGGTTTGGCTTTTAGAAAGTTTGACGTTGTACTCAGCAAGAAATACCTCACGCAATATTGTGTCTACTTTCTTAGGTCTTCCGTTAGGGTTTCTTACCTCACCCTTCTTTGCTGGTATTAGGTTCTTTTCGTTAGCCATCTCTAAATTATCTCTAAATTATTCGTACACTTTTTTTGATTTTTATTTTACGCTTTGTATATTTGTATTTCACATAAGCGGTGGTAGTGTAATGGTAGCACACTAAACATCCAGTTTAGAGGAGGGGTTCGATTCCACCTCACCGCTCAATTTTCTTTCCTTCAAAGTTATTTTTTCGCCTTTATACATTCCAGCACCCATTTCATCTATTTTGCTAAATGGAAGTATTGGAACGGTTATTTTGCAAGATTTATCAATTAGGTAAATATACCGAAGTTGAAATCCATCCAATGGCTTTGCTCCCATTTTTTTTGCCTTTCCCGCACTCATTCCTTGAAGTTTATAATTAGAATTATTTAAGGTCTTATCCGCAATTATTTTCCCATCCCACTCTAGTATGGTTTTGTTTTCTTTTACTCCAGTAAGATAAAATCCACTTGCCCTATAAATTGTACCGTCACCGCATTGAGTGCCGTCGGAATATGATAAAATCCATTTTATATGGGATGCATTCTTTTTAATTAACTTAATACTAATAGCGATGCAACGGGATTCTGAATATTTCGGTAAATAAGCATCAAATGCCATTCGGTTTAATTCAAGCATTTCGTTCCATAAAGTTGGCTCAACCAATGGCAAAACTTTTCTTTTGTCCATACTTGTACCATAACTCATAACTCCGTGTAATTTCCCATCTAAAAAACATCCAAAATGTAACGTACTATTTGGAACAACCTTACCAGAATAATGGTGCTTCCTAACAAACTCGTTTGCGATTTTGCTTGGAATAACCTTTACGATTATTTCTTTTGCTCTGCCCATTGCATTATAATTAAATAAAGTGCATTGCCATTTGAGTTTTCATTCCCAAAGGTTTCGGCGTATTTGTACTCTTGAGTAAGTTTAATATCCGCAATTGCGTTTTGTATTTGCACCGCTTGTTCATCGGCAAGGGTAAACGTCATTTGTTGAAATGGTGCTTTATCGCCATCTACTAAACTAAATTCTTCTCCAAGTTCTTCAGAATTTACATCAAATCCAGGAATGTCAATACCCCATTGTTCAAGTTCTTCTACATCCCATTCATTGGCTAACATTGACCAATCCCATTCTCCGAACCCTGCATTGTCTTTAATTATAAACTGCCTTTGTTGGTCATCGGTTAACTCTGAGGCTTTTATTACCGGTGCTTCTGTTAGACCTAAATGCTTTAACGCCTTTAGTCGCATATTACCACCAAGCACTACCATATCATCATTAACAACAATAGGTCGCAGTTCTAACATTTTTGGAAATGCCTTAATTGACTCACATAGTTTGTGAAATTTGTCATCCTTTATAACTCTTGGGTTATTAGGGTTTGACTTAATGTCTTTGATTTTTACTACTTCTATATTCATTTACTTGCTAATCTAATTAAGTGCCTCTCTTTTAAAAATTCCTTGTGTTCTTTCTTGTCTCCGTAATACTCGTGGCAAGGTCTGCATACTGCTTGTAGGTTAGTAATAATGTCCTTTGTTTTACTTCCTCCCATTCCTCGTGGCTCTATATGGTGAATGTCTACGGCTTTGCCTCCACAAACTTCGCAGGGTATAAAATCGCTAATGTCATAACCAAAGTGATTCATATAGATTGCCGTGTGTTTTTTCATTTACTAAATAGAAGTGACCAGGTCGTAGGTCTATTGAGTTTGTGTACTAATTCAAAACCGCACATCTTAAACACCTCTATCCACCTTTCCTCTTGCTTTATGTTTATATGACCCCAATCAGCATCCATTTTGTTTCTATGGGGTGTGCTACTAAAGTGAAAGTAGTTGCACTCTATGTCTTTTAAAAAGGGTAATAGTTGGTAATCGTGGATATGCTCTGCTACTTCTATCATTGCGATTAAATCACCGCTGATTTGCATATTTGTGAAGTCACCATAAAAGTACCTATCTGCTACCCAATGCTGACTCGCATATTCGTGGTGATGTATGTTGGCATCGTAGTAGTGTACCTCTTTGCCGATGTCACGCATTGCCTTTGAGTAAGCACCTACGCCTCCTCCTAAATCGGTAAACTTGTCAAAGGTTATAATGTCGTTAATGTAACGAGCGGTATCTTTGTACATCTTTACGAAGCCCTCGTTTTGTAAGGTTATGCCATTGCGCATTTCCCAATCAAAGCAAGTTTTATCACTCCAATTGCCTCCGAAACTATTTGCGCCTTCTACGTTTTGGCTTTTGCTCATCGTCTGCTATTTGTGCTTGTTGTAATGATTCCGCTTTGATAACTAATGATAAGACACCTTCTACTACGCAAGTGCTGCACGTTGGCAAAGGTCTACCATTAACTTCTGAGTACAAATCTCTCAGCGTTACGTTATCTTCTGGGCTTAACTTGAAAACTTGTGTTTCTCGGAACAACATATACGCAGGGCGTAAGGTTGTCATTGTGAATTGTATTTGTTCGTCTGTCATAAGTGCTTATTTAAAATAGTGGCAATCGCAGCGGCAAGAAAAGAATAGGTAAAACCTTCTATCGAATGAAAGTATAGCACACTCAACCAAAACGCCATACATAACTCACAAGTAAAAGGTTTCACCTTAAGTCTATAAGTCCAATTTCTAACGAGTATCACTCCTGCACTCGCTATGCCGCAAATCTCAATCAAAGTGTTTAGCATATTTTTCTTTATAAATTTCGTTTGCTTGTTCTTTTATTAATTTCAAAACTCTCCATATCTCGTGACGGCTTATCCCAGTACCTCTGTTTATAGACCTCGCATTGAATGGCGCAATCTCTTTGTCTTGGTCACCATTGCTATACAAATGCCATATCTTATTATGATACCAATCTAAGCGACTCATTACCTCGTCTATACATAGCAGCATTAAATCGCCTTGTATCTCGTACTCGTTCTCTTCTATTTCAATGTTGTCTACATCTACCGTGCCGATGGGATTTATGAAGCACTTAGCAAAGTTAGTGTACTTGCCGTAATACTGATTGAATATAATCCGAATTATAAAGCCTTCCCAATATCCGCTTTGGTACTTCTCCTCTATCCATTGCTCGTCCTTTTCGCATAGAATTACAAACAACTCTTGATATAAGTCACTCGCTAAATCCTTACCGACCTTGACACAGACATCCATTACCCAACCTTGTTTAGTTAATTCGTTTATGATTTCACCCTTTTTGATATAACAAAGTTATTTGCGATTTATTGCGATTTATTCTAAAGTTTTACACACTTCTTTTAAATGGTCTTTTTGGATAACTCGAACCCAATTACCTTTTCTGATGTTTGTATGTTTCATTACTGCGCCTCCCAATACTTTTTTATTATCTTGTCTTTTAACTCAACCTTCATACCTTTCTTAAAAAGCATATTTTGCACTTTTTGGTATTTGCTACCTTTCTTATCCCATTTGGGAAACTTACTTCCATATTCGTCGTGAGTCATTTCCCACGCTATACTTGCGTGAAATGGGTTATCAAATAATAAGTGTTCAGGAATATCGCCACACTTGGCAACAAGCACACAACTATAATGAGGGCGTTCCTCGTTAAACAACTGCTGCACATCAATTAACTTTTTCATTTTAGATTAGTCATTAAGTATATCAAACATTCGGCTTCCTCTTGTTCATTGGCAAATTTAATGTATCGAGTAGCCATCTCGATTTTTTCCGCTTTAGTACCAAATTGCTGCTTGGCAACTTGCAAAGTATTATACCACTTAGAACCAGTAGTTACTGCTCCGCTGTGAGCCATTTTTAAAATGTCGTTTGCTGACCATTCCTTTGTATTTTTAAACCCGTTATTCATATCGTTACCGTTTTGCATAGTTCAAAGATAGACCTTTCTACCAACATAGCAAATATTTTTTCTTTATTGCAATTTCTTTTACAATTCTATGACATTATGCATACGAGTAGGTCAGCGTAAACTTAGCACCTGTGTCTATTGAGTAAACTTGCCATCCTTCTTTAATGTACTTTTTTGCATAGTAAATTACTTCCTTCTCAGTTTCAAGAATTATGTGTAGGTATTCCTTTTGCCTTTTCAGCGTTAACTCGATTGATGCACTCATTATAGAATATGGTTTCGGGTTTGTATTGCATTTGTAGGTAATTGTCGTAGTTGTTGCATAGATGTATTATTGTTGAGTGGTCACGATTTATAAACCTACCGATGTACTTAAAAGACTTTTTTAAATGATGTCGGCATACATAAGAAAACAATGCTCGTGCGGTTACTATATCCCTTTGACGTTTGCTGCTAATGATGTCATCTTGGAATACTTCGGTAACTCTGCTAACAATACTCAACACCTCGCCCAGTTCTAAATCAAATTTAGGTATTTGTACTGGTTGGATAATTCGTTTGCGTAATTCGGTTATTTCCCGATTTAGCCTTTCAATCTTGGCATCGTGTATCTTTTTCATACGTTCGTGCCTTGCCTTTAATGTGATGTAGTCGTATGTGTAGTCTTTCATAATATCTCTTTATAACGTGTGTAACGACCTTCAAACGACATCGGTATGCTTACACATTGCCCGTGTCGGTTCTTGCCTATTATTAGTTCTGCATCCATTTCTATTTCGGGTTTCTCGTCTGAGTAGTATGCAGGTCTGAAAGGGAATAAAACTATGTCAGAGTCCTGCTCTATCTGACCGCTCTCTCTTAAATCTGAAAGCATTGGTTTTTTGTCGGCTCTCTTTTCGGTTTCCCGTGACAACTGAGCAAGTGCTATAATGGTTATCTCTAACTCCTTTGCCAATAGTTTTAGGGTACGGCTTATGTGTGCAATCTCTTGCTCTCTTATTTTTTGATGCGATTTGATTAATTGCATATAATCTATAAACACTATGTTTAAACCGTGCTTGGCTTTATGAAGTTTAATTTTGCCGACTATCTCGTTGAGATCTGAGTTGCTGCCGTCATCTATATAAAAGTTGGTGTTTTGTTTCATAAGTTCATTACTGACGTTCTCCAAATCTTTAATGGTTAATTTAGCACTACGAATCTTGTAGTTTTCTATTTCGCCTATATAACTTAGGTAACGCTTTGCAAGTTCCTCTTTGCTCATTTCAAGAGATATAAACAATACATCCGATACAACCGAAGCATCTAAAGCCAAAGACAAAGCAATGGCAGTTTTACCGCTACCAGGTCTTCCTGCAATAACTACCATATTACCTTTATTCCATCCACCAATGTACTTATCTAAATACCTCCACCCGGTAGGTATGCCCGTCATATTAGTACCTCGTTCGATTGCCTCTTGCAAAGTATCTATGACATTACCTGCAACTACACCAATATGCTTAGAGTGACTATTTGCGCTCACGGTAGACTCAACGAGCAATACGTTTAACTCTGTCACTAACTCGCTAAGGTTCTTATCAAAGTTTAAGTCAGCAATTTTACATTGTAGGTTGTGCTTCTTATAACCTATCTCTAAGGAGTGCATTTCCTTTTCAAAGTATGCGTTGCTCGTTACCACATTTTGAAGTGCTGCAATCTGTTTAATGTGTTTTTTGTGAGCCATTCCAACACTTGCTATATTTATTGGCTCGTTTGAAATATATAACTCTTGCATAGTTGCTACTACCTCTCTGCGCCAATCAGTAAACCACAAAGGGTTCAATTTCATAATATAACTGTGTGTTTGTGGATATAGGATAATCTGACCTAATACGCTCGTTTCAACGTTAATCATCTAATGTGGCTTTTTTAATAGTTTGACTTTTCAAAGTTACTTCATTTCTACTTAACCAATTACGAGCCGCTGCTTTCCAATCTTTCATTTTGTTCTTGCCTACCATCCAACCTTTGGAAGAATAGAAGTCGTGAAATCTTTGAGCGTCTAAATTTGGGAACTCATTTTTTAACTCATCTACGGTCGGTGGTTTAAATACCTTACTCTTTACATTATCATTATCAGTATCAGTATCATTATCGGCATTTTTGGTATCTTTTGGTATGCCACTTGATGCGACCGCATCCCACCGCATACGAGCGTTTGCCGAATTGCGTTCTCGTATAGTTTCGTACTTCTGTAAATCTCTCTTTAATTGTAATTTTATAGGTTCAAATGCTATGTTTATAATGAGGTTGTCCGTAGTAGGATTCTCGTCATTCACATAACTAAATATGTGCTTAATCAATTGACCGGCTATCTCGTCGGGTAGTTGCTTAAATACGCTCTGTTGGTCAGCGTATAATAAAAATGATTTTTTATCT